CGGGCCAAGTTCACATTTTACACCGATTTGGATCCCCCAACACGCGTGAGAACGCGCGCGAGAGGGCTACCAAACCAATATCGGCAGAATTCGCGGGACGGAATTGCACATCCGAGACGGGCGGACAGTTGTTGCCAAAAGACAAACTTGTCCGAATACGCATACATACGCGCATACGATCCAAGTGTGTCAGGCAGATCATCAGGCTTGGTAGTGGCGATCGAGTTCACGTGTTTAGCAAAGTACAATGGCTCAGGCTCGGGCCTGTACTCGTAACCCATGAACTCAATTCGCTCATCTGTGAATATTTTTACAGAACAGCCCGCTTTCTCCAATTCGTACTGGTAATCTGGACTAACGATAGGCTCTTGTATCGTGTCATCACCGCAGGCGAGAATGCCTGTTGAGGCGACCCCACAACGCAAGCTCGCAAGCAAGTGAATAAACACCTGACAATGCGAATTTGTCGATATCGTGTTCAGAACACCAGACTTCATGAATCCACCGAACTGTTGCTGATACACATCACCAGACGAGAAGAGCAGCTTGGCATCAGCGAACGCATCCCGATACAACATTGTGGCGACTTGGAACCATTTCGGATTCGGATTATTACAGAGCCGATATCGCAAAAGCAAATCGGCTTGAAACACCCATGCGGGCGCCAACCAGTCCCAGGACGACTTGTCCAGACATGTGGTGAGGTTGTGAGTCTTGCAACGTTTGTAGAAAAACTTCCAACCTCCCCCGCTGGAAACGTAGCCCTGAACTGATGGCAACACGCCGGCTTTGAGTATCTCCAAATCGTTCATGGTACTAAATGTCATCTGCCACACCATTTGCACGGGAAGCGAACTCGCGATGATTAAACGCCAACGCCCCTCATCTCGTTTCTTGATCGTATGGGGCTCATCTTTAACGAAGACTCGGAACAGATGCTCAAATTCGCCTTTTAACAGCTCTTTACCATCAACCAGAGACGTTGCAACGGAACGTCACCAGCACGATGACCATCCCATTCCAACCATTCTCCAATCGTTGGCTTTTCACGCATCAAAGGCCAACCTGGCG